GGGCTATTGTTTGCCCTTGGATTGCTGAGAACCCGAGGAATCTCCCACCCTGTATGGCTGGGAACATGACCCTATTCTCAAAGTTAAATGGGCCTAACGGGGAACGACAACCGAACGTTGCCCGAACCCGTTGGACGCTCCAGTTTGTCGGGCTGGTGTCTGGCATGTAAATGAGCCAGGGGTTTCTTTCGCAAAAGACAATAACCGAGTTGTCATAGATAGCAAGAGCCTTGGGTTTATCTCCTGAAGTATCCCCTAGCCTCAAGAATGATGTTGCTTTGACGGTATATGGGTTCCCGATCTCTGAGTATTTAACAAGGTGATCCTCTGGGTCTATAAAGAAAAGCCTTGCCTGATGATATATGACAGCTGAGAACTTAGGAGGCACACCGTTGTCGCTTGGAGCTTCAACACCAAGGCTTCCGTCAGCAATGGCGTCCTCATAAGTCGTTGTTGAGTTGTCCGATATCGTGGCAAGTCTTTTGTATGTTGAACCACCGGCCTCTGTTCTATAAAGCCTGCGAGAATCAACCCCCCAAGACTGCGCAGCCGTTGGGAGAGATGTCAAAGCTATGTTTTCACTTGATGCCGTATGCGTACCGAGAACCGTATAATCTGACTCAACAAGGTTAGTGTTAACGTTTGTTATAGCGTATGCATATTCACCCGTTAAAGCCGTCCCCGTCGCGGCTGTTGCTATCGAAGCCGTGGCTGATGGCGCATAGATCCCGTGACGGGTAAACTCATCACCCTGGCCGCCGTATTTATAAGGGATCTCGGTTCCGTTGCAAAAGAAAATATGATTTTCATATTCCGCAGCATAAACCCGGGTTCCTGCGGTAAAGACTGATTGAGCTGAAGGTATTGTTGCAAAGGTCGAAGCCTGCCAGTCATAAGCAGTACCGTTCCACCAGGCGATCATTGTGTTTGTGCCGTCCTGATCGTGACGGGTATATATCCCCTGGGCCGCATATGATCCGACCGCTGTTGTGTTGAATTTGTCAGATCCGCCGCGAGTTTGAACCGCGCCGTCATCAAAAACAACATTCAAGCAATCTGGGCTCTCATTGTCCTGAATCTGGTTTCTTTCGAACTTGTTATTTAACCCGCCGTCAATTGTGAGACGTTCTTTTGCGGGATATCTTTTAGCCGTTCTAGATGTCAAAAAAGAACCCCCGGATGTGCTGGAATGTCTGCTTCATCTCTTACGACTGCATACATATCGCCATGCTTTGAACGTTTTCTTTCGCGCTTTATTCGCCTTATCTCATCACGCCATAAGCTCATATGATAGCTTGCCATTTTGTCATTAAGTTCTTTTGCATGCATGTTGCTAATGCAGAAATGAATCAGGCTTAGATGATACTGAGCTGGTGTTGATAATGTCGAAGTTGCCGACACCTCTGATGGCATATCATAAGAAAAAACCTTTATCTGATCACCATCAGTATCGGGAGTAGGAAACAAAATAAGCTCATTGTCCCAGATGGCATATTGCGCCGGGGTTCCCGAGGGCTCTGTCAGTGAAGTTTTTGGATCTTCTATAAGCTCAACAGGAATGAGCTTAACCCCCTTATATTCAACCCGCCTGATTGATATGGCGTTGTCGGGATAAGCATATTCGCGGGTTCCTGAGACCGAAACAGTTGTGTAGCTATTCTCTATAACATTGGCCTCAAGAGCTAGCTCCATTTCAGCCTGATAGATAAGGTTATAAATATACGTATCAGAAAAAAAGCTATCGCCCGTGGCGTTATAGCGTTCTCTTATTATCGCTGCTAAATTCGATGGGGTCACGCGTCCTCCCATGAAGGTGATGATGGGGTTCTCGCAGTGTAACCGGGGTCGGTTGCTGACTCTTGCGAATATTCTACTACATTTCTATCGTTTAAGTCATCCACTCCAAGTTCATATCTTTTCCAACCTGATGCGGTATTTAATGAATAATCGACAGCGTCTGTGCTGATTGTAACGCTATTTGATATTGATCTTATGATTGACTTGTTTGTTGTTGTCGCAATAGATATAGCGTTTGAAACGAGCTTAGAAACATCAAAATCTTGGGCTGAAGCTAACGATAGGCTATTATCGAGAACTTTCTCGATTTGGAAGTCAGTATCTCTGTCAGATCCCCAGACATCGGTGCCCCACTGCATTGTTCCCCAATAGCTAACAGAACCCGGTCCATAGACAAGGATTCTGTTGGATATGGTAATTGCATGGTTTGCCATTAGCTAAATGTTATCTCTGTTGTAACGACTAAAGTATCTCCAGCCGCTTTATTGATAACGCTTTCAGTGTCTCTTGAGAACATTGTTCCGCCTGTCGATGAACTGAACAGTCCATATTCGACGATAGCTCCCGTTCCAGTTCCGGCTGCAAATGTAGCCGTAACCCTGTAAATAGCGTCAGAAACATAAGAAGCCGTTCCCGTGGTCCTGGCCAATTCCGTCCCTAGAGCTGTATTGGAAGCAGCTTCAGCTGTTGCGTCTGTGCCAATTCCTATTTGGTCCATATCCCAAGTTCCAGCACCTGCAACAGCTGAATTAAGAAATGAGGCAAGAAAAGAAAGCCCGCCTTCGGTTATGACATTCTTTCCGCTGATGTCTTCCTTTAAGACACCGTTGGGACCGTAGTTCTTAATGTACCACTTCCCCATGATCTCAACATTCTTGCCGTCATATTCTTTTTTAAACATTATGCTTCCTCAAGTTTATCTCTCGCTTCATCATCAACCATCAAATGAGCGTGATTTGACCGGATATGGCTTTTTAGTCCTGCCGCTGACTTAGCTACGAACCCGCAGGCTTGACAAACTAAATCCTTTTCTACCGGGATCTCTGGAGCCTGCTCTTTCTCTGGGATCGGCTCAAGTTTGAGCATCTTCATTGACTCAGGGGTTTGAAGCCCGTTGCCGTTGAACTTGGGAGGAAAGAAATTGCTCTTAAACAGAACAGCGTCCTCTCTCTCCATCTCAATGAACCCGCCCGCTGGGATTCTGACAGTATCGCCTCGGAACTTCTCAACATGATCAAAAACGTTATTGTTTACGATTCTAACTCTCATAATAAACCTCTAAATAAATAAAATTAACGATTATCGTCCGTATACAGTCACATAGATTTCATCGCCTGAGGCAACGCCCGTGATTGCAATGTTGCCAGCTGAGGCTGTACCTGCTGCTAGTTCATCTTTCTTGATGCTGAATGGAGCTGATGCCATTGAAGCAGGAGAAGCTTGAACAGCAACAACTGTCCCTAGTCCTGTATCAATAACACCAGTGGCAGCATCTGCTGTGATTGTGTAGTGAATAACTCTTTCATCACCGAAAACTGTCTTTTTGTCTACTGTTGCTGTAAAAGCCATATTTTACCTCTAAAAAAGTATTTTCTTTCCTTCGATTCCCCCAACAGAGGGATTGATTGCTTGTTCTCTTATTTTATCACTCATTGTATACATCTCAATGCAGTCTTTCAAATCCATATATCTAAGAGAATTGAGATTTCCCTCGGGATATGAACCAAGACAACCACCCTCTGAAGCATTGATGTAAATCCCCGGCACATGCATCGTCACCCAATCAAACCACCCTTTGAAGTTCGAGTACGTTGGCCATGTTGGGACTTTAACGCCAAATATATCCGTAAGAGGGATGCATTGACCCATCTTCTCATCATATTTAGAATCCCAGCCATGAAAGCGCCTGTCATATCCAAAACTAAAATCAGCCCCGATGAAGACAATCGAACCCGCCCCGAGAAAAGCCTTTGAAATATAAAGGCAAGCCCCGAGAACATTCCCGCCGTTTGAGACATTAGTATGAAAAACCTCGATCTCATCAACTTTATCTTGAAACTCTTGATCAGGTATCGGAGCCGCAAACCAATAGATTTCACCTTGCCACTTTTCAATCAACTTAGGATCTGAACCAATGAATGCAATGAGAACCCGGTCTTTGGTTATCTCCCAATACTCTTCAGGGGTTTTCTGCCCGCCCTCGCTTACTTCTTCGATCGTAA